AACAAAACACAATTGCAACTAGAAATTCATTTATCGCAAGAGTTACTCCATTCTTAGAAGGAATCCAACAAAAACAAGGATTATATGCTTATAAAGTTGTTATGGATGATACAAATAATGGCCCAGCAGTAATTGATCAAAACCAATTAGTAGGTCAAATTTATATCCAACCAACACGCACAGCTGAATTTATTTCCCTAGATTTCATCTTAATGCCTACAGGAGCTGAATTCCCAGGATAAAAATTGAAAAATTAGATATTTATAATAAAATTAAAATAGAAAACAAATGGCAATTTTAAATCCAAACGAAATATTTTTCACAGCGTTTGAACCTAAACAAACCAACCGTTTTATCCTTTATATGGATGGTGTTCCATCATATTTGGTAAAAGGAGTAAGCGCAGTATCTTTATCACAAACAGCTGTTGCTCTTAATCACATCAACGTTCAACGTTATGTAAAAGGAAAAACAATTTGGAATACAATTTCATTCACATTATATGATGCAATTACACCTTCTGGTGCTCAAGCAGTAATGGAATGGGTACGTTTAGGTCACGAATCAGTAACAGGCCGTGATGGTTATTCAGATTTTTATAAGAAAGACATTACGTTTAATGTTATCGGACCTGTAGGTGATATCGTTTCTGAATGGATTATTAAAGGAGCCGTTATTACAAGTGCTAACTTCGGTGATTATAGCTGGGATGATGACGGAACTATAGTAGGACTTACTGTTGAAGTACAACCTGACTACTGTATCTTGAACTACTAAGAACAAAACAACAAAATATATAAGAGCTCCAAAGAAATTTGGAGCTTTTATTTTCTTTCAATATATTAGATTTATGAAAAAACTATTTGTATTTCTTTTATTGGCTTTCGTAGGACACAGTCAATATTGCCCTTCATTAGGACCTGATCAAATATTACCTTGTGGTGTAGGATCAACTACACTAACAGCAAACTTAAGCCAATGTGGTACAGGCACAAACCCTAATCAAACAACAAATTACAGTACCTCTCCTATAGCATATTCAAACCAAACTAATACAGGAACTCAGTTATTTATGACTGATGATTCTCAGCAAGGTCCATTTAATATAGGGTTTACTTTTTGTTTCTTTGGACAAACTTACACTCAATTTTATGTAGGTTCTAATGGTTGGATTTCTTTTTCACCTGGTCAACCTACTACATTTACAACCCAAACTATTCCTACTGCTAATCCTTTAGTACCTAGAAATTGTATTATGGGCCCTTGGCAAGATTGGCACCCTGGTATTGGAGGACAAATTAGATATCAAACAAGTGGAGTTGCACCTTGTAGAAAATTAACAGTAAGTTGGACAAATATGCCTATGTTTAGTTGTACAGGCAATCAAGGTACATTTCATATTGTAATATATGAATCTTCCAATTATATTGATAGTTATATTCAAAACAAACCAGCTTGTTTACAATGGCAAGGCGGAACAGCAACACAAGGAATCCATAATGCTGCTGGTACTATAGGAATTGCTGTACCTGGTAGAAATTCAACTGCTTGGACTGCAACAAACGATGCATATAGATGGACACCAACAGGTCCTGTAGTTGTACCTACTTTAACATGGTATCAAGTAGGTAATCCTGTTGCAATTGGTACCGGACCAACAATTAACGTTACTCCTAATGGTCCAACTCAATATACTTGCCAATTAACCTATCCAACTTGTAATGCTGGTTGGTCTGTTTGTAATGGAGGAGCTAGTTTAGGACCTGATACAGTATTAGTTGTGCCTGGTCCTCCAATTCCATCAACAGGTCCAATCAATGGTATTGATACTATTTGCTATTTAAGCTCATATGAAATGTATGATGTACCCGCAGTAGCTAATTATAATTATCTTTGGAGCAGTGTTGCCCCTATTACTTCAGGACAAGGAACTAATATTATTACAGTAGACTTTAGTTCATTCCCTGGAGGATTTATTCCTGGTGCTATTCAAGTAACCCCAGAAGCAAATGGATGTACTGGGTTACCTGTAACTATTGATTTATTTATTTTAAATATTTTACCTACAATTGATCCTATAGGACCATTTTGTGAATATGACGGATCTGTTACTTTAAACGCGATTCCTGTTGGGGGGATTTTAAGTGGTGTAGGTGTTGTTGGTAATGATTTTTATCCTTCAAACGCAGTAGGAACTAATATTATCAATTATGAATATACTTTAAGTGGATGTTTATTTGATACAACTACTACTGTAATAGTATATCCTCAACCAACACTTGATTCAATTACCCCATATAATCCATTCTATGAACTTTGTGAAGGTGATTCAATTGTAACCACATTTACAGCTTTATATAACCTACCAGGATACAATGAATGGACATTTATGAGTTCTACTTACCAACAAGATGATATTTCTATTTCATTTGAAACCCCAGGAATGTTCCCTTTATCAGTAGTTCATTATTCAAATGGATGTGCTTCCCCAATTCAAGAAACAGTAATTACAGTAGCACGTTGCCCTGAATTATTATTTTATGTTCCAAATTCATTTACACCTGATGGAAATGAACATAACAATACTTTTCAACCAGTATTTACAAATGGGTTTGATCCATATGATTTTCATTTAGTAATATTTAATCGTTGGGGAGAATTAATATATGAATCATATAATTCTGCAGAATATTGGGATGGAACATATAATAATACTCCTTGTCCTGCAGGATCATACACATATAAAATTCAATTTGGTTTTAAAGAAACAGATGATGACCAAGTTATAAGTGGAAATGTTAATCTTATTCGATAGGCCAATATTTATAACCATATGAAACTAGATAGTTTACGTACATTAGTTAAAGAGGAGCTTAGTAAGCGACTAAATGAGGAATACCAAGACAAGTTTAAAATGGTAGGTATGCTTATTACCAACATTAAGAAACGCCCTCAAAAAGAAATCTTCTCAGATATTCGTTCCATTCCCGGTGTTACAGTAGCATCTGTAAAAGAACCTATGGAATATAGTGAGCAAGATACAGAAAAATTCCAATCTATAATGACTGTTAAAGTAGATGGCCATCCATGGATTGCAAAAGGTGGATTTGACCGTACAAAAATGGAAGATATCCGCAAAGCTATATTGAAAGTAGAAGGAGTATTATCATTCAACGTGAATTCTGATAATATTTCTGCTCTTTAATATATTTATATAAAGACAATTAAGTTATAACAAATAAAAATTATGAGTGAATTTAAATTACCAACTGAAATAGTTGAATTACCTTCTAAAGGTTTACTTTATCCTGAAGGATCTGAATTAGCATCCGGTAAAATAGAAATGAAATATATGACTGCTAAGGAAGAAGATATCCTTACAAACCAATCATATATTAAAAACGGTACAGTACTAGACAAACTTCTTAAATCATTGATTGTATCGAAAATTAATTTTGATGACCTATTAATTGGTGATAAAAATGCAATTATGGTTGCAGCCCGTATTTTAGGATATGGTTCAGAATATTCTTTTGAATATAATGGTGAACCTCAAGTTGTTGATTTGTCAACTTTAGAAAATAAATTACTTAAAGAAGAATTATTTACATCTCGTGTAAATGAATTTACTTTTACTCTCCCAAAATCAAAAAACACAATTACATTTAAACTTTTAACTCATAAAGACGAACAAGATATTTCTCGTGAATTAGAAGGCTTAAAGAAAATCAATAAAGATTCATCCCCAGAACTTACTACTCGCTTAAAATACATGATTCTCTCAGTTGAAGGTAGTCGTGATAAAAAAGATATTAGAAATTTTGTGGATAATTATTTACTTGCTCAAGATTCAAGAGCACTCCGTGAATATGTTAAAGAAATCCAACCAGACGTTGACCTAACATTTTTTCCCAGTAATGGGGATGATAGAGTCAGTATCCCAATTGGGGTTAGCTTTTTTTGGCCTGACCTATGATAACATCCCTTTAGCTAGAGCATCTTTATTTAAGCAAATCCATCAAATAGTTTTCCACGGTAAAGGTGGATATGACTGGAATACTGTTTATAACATGCCTATATGGCTTCGTCGATTTACATTTAATGAGATTCAAAACTATTACCTTGAAGAAAAAGAAGCAGTAACCAATAAAAGTAATAAAGGCACTAAAACAGTAGTTAATTCAGACGGTACTATTAAGTCTCCTGAACTTTTCCAAAAATCTCAATCTACTAAAAAACCTATTAAGTATGGGTAAAAGTGTTGATTTTTAATATTTATAACAAAATATTTAGATGGCTAAATCTCAAGGGCAACCGGATAACGAATCTTTTAAAGAACAAAGAGATATCCTTAAAGAAATAAACGCTGAGTTAGGTAAACAAATCAACAGCGTAAGGGATGCATCTAAGGCATATACAACTCTAGAAAATGTTGCTCGCCAACTTCAAAATAGTGAAGAGGATATCACTAAATTAAATGAAAAGCAATTAGAATCTTTAAAACAACGAACAGCTGAAGCTGTAAGAGAACTTAAGCAATCTGCTGAAAGGATTCAACAAGAAAAAGGGATTAATAACCTTAATAATATCTCTAAAAAGATTAAAAAAAGCCTTAGTTCTGAAGAAAAAGCAATATTAGCAGCTGCTCAACAAAAATTTGAAACTGAAGAAAAGTTTCTTAATACTGTTGAAAATGAGTTAGATGAATATAAAAAAGTAAATAAACAATTAGGTATAATGGGTGGGGCTTTAAAAGGTCTATCCAAAATTCCAATTGTTGGAGATATATTTGATGCTGAACAAGCATTAGAGTCTGCTAGAGAAAAAACTAAAGAAACCAAAAGCGGAGTCCAAGGTATAGGAGCCGCTTTTAAAAATATAGGCACCCAGATAAAAGAAGGAATGCTTAATCCTTCAAACATGGTTTTAGGAGCCATGACTTTTTTAATTGATACTTTTATACAATTAGATAAATCTGCGGGTGAATTTGCTAAGTCACAAAATATGACTTATCAAGATGCTTTAAAAGCCAGAGAATCATATAGTTCCATGGCAGCCTCTTCAGGTGATTTATCATTAAATGCTAAAAACCTAATGGAAACCCAAACAGCTATAGGGGAACAATTAGGTACAAATGCTAAATTGAATGAAGCAGATTTAAAAACATTTACAAAATTAAGAGAACAAGCAGGTTTCACTAACGAAGAGTTAATGGGTATCCAACAACTTTCTTTAGTAAATGGAAAATCATTAGAACAAAATACAAAAGAAATATTAGGTGGGGCTAAAGCTTTTGCTTCTCGAAATAAGCTTGTTGTAAATGAAAAACAAGTTTTAAAAGAAGTATCTAAAGCATCGGCTGCATTAAAATTAAGTTTAGGTGGTAGTACAAAAGCTATTGCCGAATCCGTAGTACAAGCTAAAAAATTCGGTTTAACTTTAGAACAAACCGAAAAAATGTCTCAAAGTTTACTTAATTTTGAAGATTCTATTGAATCTGAATTAAGTGCAGAATTAATTACTGGTAAAGATTTAAATCTTGAAAGAGCAAGAGGTTTAGCATTAAATGGAAAAACAGCTGAAGCAGCTGCTGAAATAGCAGCTCAAGTAGGTTCCTCTGCAGAATTTGGTAAAATGAATGTAATCCAACAAGAAGCTATTGCTAAAGCTATTGGAATGGAACGTAATGAATTAGCTCAATCCTTAATTGACAAAGAAGCACTTGCTAAAATTGGATTTAAAGATGCTGAAGCTGCTAAGGCAAAATATGAAGAATTAAGAAAAACAATGACTGCTGAAGAAGCAGCTGCTGCTTTAGGTGATGAAGAATTAGCTAAGCAATACGAACAACAATCTAATGCTGAAAAATTTGCTCAAACTATGGAGCATGTTAAAGAAATATTTGTTAGTATTGTTGATGGTCCTTTAGGAGCTATTTTAAATGGTTTAAGTGAAATGTTAAAAAGTACTAAAGTAATTTATACTATTACTGGTCTTTTAGCAGGAGTTTATGCTGGAAAAATGGTAGGAGGTATAGTTCAAACCATAGCAAAAATTGCAGCTATGACTGCAGCTAATACTGCCAACGCAGCTGCTGCAACCGCTGGTGCTACTGCTATGTCATTTGGTGCTATAATCCCAATAATATTAGCAGGTGTAGGTGCAGTTGCAGGATTGATAGCCTCATTCACAGCAGATGACTTAATGTCAGCTCCTCCGGGATATGGTAAACGTACTTTAGTAGGCCCTGAAGGAGCAATCCAATTAAATGATAAAGATACAGTAATTGCTGGAACTAATTTATTTGGAAACGATGTCAAATCAGAACCCGGTAAACCCACTCAATTTAGTGGAAAAGGAGAATATAAACTAAACGGAGACTCATCAGCAGTCGTAAACGCAATCGCTGAGTTACGCCGTGATGTAAACGCTTTAGCTAATCGTCCAATAAATGTAGCGATCGATGGAAAAAAAGTAATTGAAGCAACAACTGGTGCTCAACCAAATACAACAGGAGATGAAAGTAGAAAAAATAGCTACCAAATTTCTTAACATTTAATATTTATAATAAAATAATTAATTATGGGACTATTAGATAAATTAACTACTCAAGGATCCAACTTAAGTGCTTATGATGGTACTAATCCACCAGTAAATCCACTTGCAACTCAACAGTCAAAATTACATGCTGATGGAAATGCTCCTGGATATTCATTAGATGGTGCTAATGCTAACTTAGTAACTACTCAATATAATGGGTATGATGATGGAACTCCAAACCAAATTCCACTTCCTTCACAATTAGATTTGAACGGCATTGCACCAGTTCAATATTTAGACAATTTACCTCAATAAAAAAATTGAATGGGTCTTTTAATCAAATTAAATAATGGGGATACCCAATTTAAATCTCTCAAGTTTGGTAAAGACCGACCTGGAGGGGGGGATAGTAAACAACCATACATTAAAAACCCTATAAAAGAGGATTTTAAAAACCCTGCGTTTTATAATGATTTTGTAATACGTGGTGGTATTTTAGCTCCAACAGCCGCTGCTGAAGATGTAGCTCGTTTGACTAAATATTTTACCGATATTAGTAATCCTAGTGGTATATTATTTGCTGCTAAACAAAATATCTTATCTCGTGTAGGAACCAAAACAGAAGCCAATCAACCTACCCCAGCATATTTGGGTGGAGCATTGAATGAAGGTGTTTACTTACCTACTTCAACATTAGCTCAAGCTTTAGTAGGTTTTGCAGGCACTACATTAAATAAACAAGGTATCGATCCTACAGGTTTAATTCCTGGTTTAGCTATTAGAAAATACCAAGAAGCAGTTTATAAAAGGAACGAAAATCAAACAATTGAATCTACAGTTCCAAAATCTGTTCAAAGTAAAGTTGATAAAATTAATCAAAATATCCTTAAAAAACAGGATCAAATTAATTCTTCAAATGCTAACTCTAATTCCCAATCAACTCCAAACTCTAACCCAGATTCTCTTTGGTCTAAATTTAAAGAAAATCGCCTTAATATTAGAGTTAATAACCTTGAAGATAGTATAGGGGGTCTACAAGAAGATTTAACTTCAATTATTGGAGGTAAATTTTCTAATCGTTTACTTAAATTTTGGGATAAATTTGGTCTTAACCGAAGTAACGAAGGTGATCAAATAAACAATAGCTCTGTACTCTTCTCATATGGTGGAGGACCAGGAAGTGCATTAGGTTTTTCAAGAACTAAAATTAAATTTGCAACATCTAATGATGGAGTAACTCCATTAAGAACAGGATGGGTCATGGCTGATCCATATGTTGGTAAATATCTTAATTATTCTCCTGGAAATTCATTAGCATATGGATTAGACCCAATATTTGATGGAAAACAATTATATTCTAGTGTATATAGACAATACCAAAAATTTAATCCTACTGTAACAGAACAACAATATTTTGGAGTTCCTACGTATTTTTCAACTTATGATGGAAAAGATAGCATTCAACCTTGGTTATCTCAATCAGTAAATACTCCACCTTTTGTTACTTGGAATCAATCCCAATTCAATGCCCAATCACCTAATCTGGATTCAACTACCCTTCCAGATTTTCGTCAAGCATTAGACCCAACAGCAGACCCTCAATATACTTTTTTAAGTTTAGCTCCTAATTATCAAACTGAAAATATTGAAGATAAAAGAAACCTAGGAAACCCAGGCAGAAAAGCAAACATTTCAAGTTATACTCAAGGTAAAAGAAATATAGTTACAGATCAATCATTAGGTCCTGTAGATAAAGTAAATGCTTCATACATTTATAAAGCTAATACAAATACAGGCGATCAAGGTTCTCGTTATTATACTGGAAATCCTGAAGGAGGAAATAATCCTTATACTGACATAATTCCTTTTTATATTGCTATACTAAATAATGACTCTCAAGCTGGAGGAACATATAAAAAATATATGCACTTTAGAGCATTTATTGATTCATTTTCAGACACATATGATGCTGACTGGAAAACTATAGAATATATGGGTCGTGCTGAAAAATTCTACAAATATAATAGTTTTGATAGAAAAATTTCTATGGCCTTTACTATTGTAGCACAATCTCGAGAAGAGATAACAGCTATGTATGATAAGTTAAACTTCCTTGCCTCCTCACTAGCCCCTGAGTATCTTGATAGTTATACATCAGGTTATATGGCAGGAAATATAGCATATATTACTTTAGGAGACTATCTTCATGAACAACCAGGGATTATCACCTCGTTAACATTTGATGTTCCTGAAGAAGCAACATGGGAGATAGGTATAGATGATGAAGGAAATGATCTTCTTGAAGATGATGTAAGAAAAGTTCCTCATATGATTAAAGTATCTGGAATTAATTTTATTCCACTTCACAAATTTAGACCTGAAAAACAAAACTTTAAAAATGATAAACTAGGTACAGACAGCACTAGATTATTGAATACTGGTAAGCAAAGATATGTTGATCAAAAACGCCCTATAATAACTAATTATGATAGACAGGCCCAAAATCAATTTATCGAAGAACAAGCAGATGCAGCTTTAAATCAAGCTCCATTAATACCTGTTCAAAATAATGTTACTACTGACACATTACCTTCATATGAGGAAGAAGCAGCATTACTTGCTTCTGAAAACTTTACTTTTGGATCTTAAATATGAACAGATATTCTCAAATACCGATAACAAAAACTAAAGAGAACCCTAGTTTAAGATATGCTAATGTAAAATATCCTAACATTCCTTTAGATCCCCAAGATTTATATGTGTATACCACTGTTGGAGACCGTTATGATATTATAGCCCAATCATATTACAGTGATTCACGTTTATGGTGGGTTATAAATCGCGCTAATCCCAACCAACCAAATGATTCACTTTACCCAACCTCAGGAACTCAAATTCGTATTCCTGCTTCTAATAGAATATCAAGTATATTAGCTCAATATATGGCACTAAATCAATCAATATAAGTTATGGCTATTGTAGGAGAAGAATTACAAGGATATGTTATAGACCAAATCAATGCTAGACAAAAACTCCATGGAAGTGGAGCAGGCCCTGATGTGTATAATGTTAGGAATGATCAACAAATTAATTTACTTAACTCAAATACTTCTTGGGTAAAACTTGCCTCCGGAATCTCAGTATCTGGATCTTTACTTAGTGAAATTAATGTAGATCCTTCATTAAGTGGAATGGGTCTAGCCAAACGATATATATTATCCTCAGGATTTTCTCGTCTTGAAGGAGAAAGACTTGATCAAAGAGAAGGTTTTTTACCTCAACAACCGGATAGTTCATATACTTATGGAACTTATGGGTATTCTCCTATGCCTGGTATAGAAAGTGTAGATATAAAAGCTTTAAATAGAGGTTCATTAAAAAAGGCAACTGTTAAAATAAAGGCTAATAATAAACAACAATTCGATATTATAGACCTATTATATATGCGTTTAGGATATACCGTTCTTTTAGAATGGGGTAATAGCCTTTACACCCCTGATGGTGTTACTAGAGACGTTGTTAGAGGTACATTAATAGAAGACCCCCAACGTTTTTTTAGTTCAGGATATGGTAGTAAAAAATCATATAGGGATATTTTAGGACCTATAGAATTTTATAAAAGAAAATATGCATGTAACTATGATGCTCTTTTAGGTAAAGTATCTAACTTTAGTTGGGCTTTTAATACTGATGGTTCATATGATATAGAAATTACTATTATAAGTTTAGGAGATGTAGTAGAATCTTTAAAACTTAATATTTCTTCAGATAAATCACTCACTCAATTTGTAGTTAATTCAACAACAACATCATTAGGTGCATTTCCTAGTAGTGGTGGTGGAGGTGGAGGTAATAATTTTGGAGGAGATAAAACAAATGTGAAAAAAGCCTTAAAATATCTTATTGTTAATAAAGGAATAGCAGCCCCTAAAGCTATAGGAATAATAGCAGCCCTTATGGGTGAATCAGGTCCATACTTGAACCCAAATGCTTTAAATTCTACTTCAAAAGCTTTCGGAATAGCTCAATGGTTAGGTAAACGAAAACAAAACCTACAAACAGTTGCCACTTCTTTAGGTAAAACACAAAATGATCTTTTAGCTCAACTAGAATTTTTATATCGTGAGTTAACTCCTGGTACTGATTATACTGATACTATAGCTGACGGATATTTTAAGAAGAGTGTTAGTAAAGAAGAAACATTAGCTGCCATGACTATCCTTGAAAGATGGGGATATATAGTTAGTTTATATAATAGTTTAAACGGGTATGATAAAGTATACGATAGAGTACTTCAGGAAATTACAAATGGTTCAAGTCCTGATAAATCTTTACAAGACCGTATTAATTATTTAGCGGTAGTAAAAAGTGAATGGGAAAAAGGAGATTTTAAAAATATTGAATTTTAAAATAAAGCATAATGGCTGAAGATCAAGAAGGTTTAGTAGAACAGGAAACCCCCGATGTTATAGAAGATAACAAAGATGCCAACGCCATTGCCTCTATGTTATGGGTTTGGAAATGGGTTAATAGAGAGCGCTTAAAATACGAAAACTACAGTGATAATCTTTACATAAGATTAGCTCCTGGTGATATAAAAGATGAAAAATTTGTAGGAGGTTTTCTTGAAACCTCAGGAGATACTCTTACAAATGTTATTAAAACTTATAGATTTTACTATGTAGTTCCTTTTTTTGGAAATAAAGAAGTAATCGACTTTAACCCAGATGTAGCTAGTAAATATAAAGACATATATGAATCATATAGTAAAGATGAAGCTAAAGAAAAAAAAGAAGCTAGGCTAAAAGAACTAACTAAAATTTTAGAAAGTGGTGACTTAGCAGAAGTTGCAGAAAATACCCAAGGCACAGGAAGACCCCCTAGTACATTTCCTGTAGAAGTTAGAGTAGAACCAGTTATATCTCAAAAAATTTCAACAGAAAGTCCTATTAAAGGATTTGATAAAGAAGATGCATGTTGGATTAATACTGAACCTACTCAATATTATTTAAGATTTGGTGCTTTATTAGATTATATTGCTGATAATATTATCCCAAAAATAGATACTGCCGAACCTGATTATTTTAAAAAACCACCCTTATTTAGAATAAATCGTGATAAGTATTCTAATTTTATGTATTCATTGCCTAACCAAATTTCTTTAGACCCAAGAGTTTGTATTGTAAGAAATGATGTATTCATGAAAACTGGAGGAAAAGCATCTGTATTCTCAGCCCTTAAACCATTTAGATCAGATGACTTCTCATCTCAACCTAATCCAAATAAAGCATACCCTATGAACATTTATTTGAATTTTGCATTTATTATAGAATGTTTGAATTCAAATACTGATAATCGTGGTGATATTAGCATATACAACTTTTTAAAGACTTTATGTGATGGGTTAAATAAAGCTTTAGGAGGAATAAATAACTTAGAACCTGTAATGGATGAAGAAGTTAATACTCTACGTATTATAGATACTACTCCTATTCCTGGAGTTTCAACAGGTGAACCTAAATATGTTCTTCAATTATATGGGTATGATAAATTAACTAATGGGTATAGAGGAACATTTGTTAGAAAAGTTGATTTAAAAACAGCCATTACACCAGAATATGCTACTATGATTACTGTAGGAGCTACTGCTGGAGGTTATGTTAAAGGAACAGATGCAACAGCATTTTCAAAATGGAATGCAGGTTTAACAGATAGATTTAAAGAAAACCTCCTCCCAGGAAATGAAAATTCATCCCCCGATAATGGTGTAGATGAAGCTGTAATTAATTACACTGATAAATTTTTAGCCAATAGAAAATTTACCCAATGCTATGGTTTTTCAGGAAACTTAATGGCTGAAGGTGATGCAAACTTAAAAATTTCAACAGACGCTATAGAAAGTAATTTATCTGTAGTTACAGAATATTACAAATATCTAATTTCATCCCAGAAAAACCAACAAGGTGGCACTATTGGCTTCATCCCATTTAAAATCAATTTTACAATGGATGGGATTTCAGGTATTAAGATTTATAATAAATTACACGTTGATACAAGATTTCTCCCTAGAGCATATGAAAAAGATTTAGACCTTATAGTTACAGGAGTATCTCATCGTTTAGCCTCTAATGATTGGGAAACAGATGTAGAAGCAACTGTTATACCTAAGACTAATCAACTTAAAGATTTAGTTATTACCAAAGAAAGTGTAATGAGTAGTATTTCTGAAGGAGTTCGAGCTTCCTCAGGAGCTGGAAACCCATCAGGATACGGTGATCAGTATGGAGTATGTGGTACTCCTGAAAGATATAATGTATCTCAAATTACCCCTAATTCAGAAGTAGATGCCGCTCAAGCTAAAAAATTACTTAATAAAGTTATTCAAAAAGTAATACAAGATACTAATGGTGCTTCTCGAAGTGTTTGTGCTGCATATGTTAAACGTATTGTTAAAAAATACTTTGAATATTATAATAAACCAAAAGTAAAACTTTCATCTATTGAATCTTGGAAACAATCCTTAGTTAGTGTAGGTGGTTTACATGCTAAAAACAAAAGTACTCACGATTGGTTAATAACCTCTTTTGGATATAAACGAATAGTTTTAGGTAAAAATTTATCTACATCTGAAGCCAGAAGACTTATCAATTCTGTAACTTACAATATTGGGGATGTAGTTTCATATTGGGATCATAGTGGAGGTGATAAAGGAAAACAAAAATACGGCCATATTCAAATTTATGAAGGTGGTAATTCTTGGAGATCTGATTTTAAACATGGTTCATTTGTTTATGGAGATGGAGCAGGTTGTTGGGATATCATATATTTACAAGCACCAAATAAAAAGGAACCTGAAATAGAAAACTAATGTATTATCCAAAATCTCAAATTAAAACCAATTTATACTCCAATGGAGGTGATTATGTTCTTTCAACTACCCAGGAAGCATATAAGGGATACTACTATTTAATATCTAATGGAAAAGCATATACCGGAAGAACTCCTCAAGATGGTCCTAATATTTTATTACAAAAAGCAGTTAATGTAACCCAACCAACAGAACCCACTCAAGAAGATCCTATAATTTATGCTCTAGATGCTGGAAAAGAAGGTGATGGGCTTCTTTATGAATTTGACACTAATCAATATTTTGATATTACTAACAATAATTCAGCTACATTCAAATTTGTTCCTACTTTTAATTTAACTTTACCTACCCCATCAGAACAACTTAATGGAGAATTTTACAGATACTTTTGTAAGAAAAATAATGAAACAAAATATCTAGAAATTAATAGAGACACTTTCCTAAAACTCCAAAACAAAGACTCCAAAATAGAATGGACTTTATACACCCCAGTTTCTATTTTATGGCAAGTTAGAGGAGAACAATCTAATGTGTTTAATTCCAACAAAGCATCAGTAAGAGCTATTGAACAAAATCTTCAATGGTATGGTTTTTCCCAATTCTTTAAAGAGGAATATCTTAAATATTACGCAGGTCAATAAATACTTGGATTCCTAAAAATATGTTAGTATCTTTACAGCATGTACTGGCTTATAGAAGATCCTAAACATATTGAATTACTCGCAAGTTTAAAACATGAAATTGCTTATGTTGAGGTAATACCAAACTCACATAACTTACATGCTGTTGAAAATGACGTGTGTGCTTTATATATTCGTCCAAAAGATGATTCAAAAGGATACATTATTCCTGTAAACCATAGCGAAACAATAAATGCAACAATAGAGGATTGTTTAAAAGTATTAAACAGTATAAAACATATTTATGTAAGGGATAGAAAAGAGTTTTTACATTATTTTGCTCTTAAGCATTGCTACCAACCCTCACCCTCCCCCAATACGTATATACCTCAATTAACAACAGCTCACACACAAATTTACAACAGGTATCCGGAGATACAAAATCTAAACACAATTGTACCGATCGTAAAACACTATGAGGTATGTGAGCAAAACTTTGCAAATTACGAAAAAATAAGGTTTAATGCCTTTTACAATAAGGCGGCATTGGTGTTTAATCAACTAGAACGAGCGGGTATAAAAGTGGACCAAGCATTATTTGAACAGTACTTTGACAAAGAAGCAAACGAGTTTATATACACGCACTATAACCTAAACACATTAACAACAAGACCTTCAAATACTTTTAACAATATAAATTTTTCAGCATTAAACAAAGACAATGGAGAAAGAAAATGTTTTATACCGCGCAATAATTCGTTTTTGGAAATGGATATTAGTGCTTATCACCCTACCCTTCTTGCTAACTTACTTGACTATACTTTCGATAGTCTTGATATTCATGGGAGTTTCGCTACAATGTATAATGTGGATTACGCCAAAGCGAAAGAGATTACATTTAAGCAACTTTATGGAGGAGTTTGGAAAGAGTATAGGGAACTTCCCTTCTTTAAAAAAGTAGTAGCATATACGGACGATTTGTGGGACTCATTTAATTATGGGGGACATATTAAATGCCCAATTTCGGATTATAAGTTTTACAACAACGAACTGGAAAATATGAATCCACAAAAGTTGTTGAATTACGTGTTACAAAACTTGGAGACCGCAACTAACGTTAATATATTATATGAAATATTTAAGATATTGCGAGGGAAAAATACTAAACTCGTGTTATATGTTTACGATTCGTTTTTGTTTGATTATGATGAAAGTGAGCCGGACGTAATGCTTCAAATATTAGGAATATTTAACAAATATAAATTACAAGTTAAAACCAAAAAAGGTACAAACTACGATAATATCAAATAAAAGTTATGAACATCGCTTTAGACCAACCCCGTCATATGTATAATCAATTCGACTATGATTTTACATTTGATACGTTATTGATGAACAATAGATTGTTTTGCACATTTACTTCCTTGGATGATTTAGAGGCGTTGGTAGGAGAACTGTCAAGACGCTATTCCATTATGTACAATAAAATGTTTGTGTTGCATGTTAAAAGCAACAATGAATATGTTATTACATATAATGTTGACCAAGGCAATATAAACGACATTCCCGATAATACCATTTTGGTACACAGAAAAAAAGAATCAAACACACTATATACAATAAATGCTCTAAACGAGTTAATTAAAAAACTCAATGGAGGAGCAGTTGACACAAACTTCCCAGTAAACTGGCAACACTACAGAAATTGTATATTGTTAACTCAACACAATGAGATAAAACAACTAAACACAAAGATTTTCAAGATAGTTGAAATCTAGTTTGGTTTAGTGAATAAAGGTTATTATATTTAAGTTGTAAACAAATAAATTAGTTATATTATGAATCTTGATGCTATTAAGAAAAAGCTTGAGTCCATGCAAAAACAACCCTCATCAGGTGGTGGCTCAAACAACCAAACAAAGCGCTTTAAACCGCAAGTTGGTAAACAAACGGTTCGTGTTGTTCCTTTCAAATACAACAAAGACTTCCCATTTACGGAAATGAAATTCTACTATGGTATTGGTAGTAAAAAGGTAATCGCTTCTCCTTTGAACTGGGGCGAAAAAGATCCAATTGCTGAATTTGCAAAACAACTTCGTGGTACAAACGATAAAGAAAACTGGCGCTTGGCTAAGAAATTAGATCCGAAAGTTCGTATCTTTGCTCCTGTAATTGTTCGTGGACAAGAATCTGAAGGTGTTCACTTGTGGGAATTTGGTAAAGAAATTTACGAGGCATTCTTGCAAATGGCTGCTGACGAAGAAGTAGGTGACTTCACAGACATCATGACTGGCCGTGACATTAAATTGGTTACTGTAGGTCCTGAATCAACAGGTACTGTGTACAACAAAACTACTATTCAACCGTCAATGAAAACGTCTCCATTATCTGAAGATAATAAAGAATTAGAATTGTGGTTGGATGATCAAGTAAATCCAAAAGACATTTACAAAATGCTTCCTTTTGATGATATTAAAGCAGCACTTCAAGAATGGTTGAACCCTGAAGAAGATGAAGACTTTACTCCATCAGATGGCCTATTAGTAGTAGAAGAAAAGGAAGAAAAACCTCAATCAAACTATAGCTTGTCTGCTAAACCAGCATCTAAAAAATCAAAAGCAGAAACTTTTGATGATTTGTTTGAAGAGGATGATGACATGCCATTTTAATTTGAACTAAGGTTATGGCTAAAGGAAGAAAATCGCTAACAGAGGCGGCGGACAGAGAACTGAAAACCGCCTTTAGTTTAGACAAATTTAAAGCAAATAAGGGTTTAGCGTCAAACGTTAAGTTCAAGGAGCAAAAGTGGATTCCATTTTCTCCGGCTTTGCAAGAAGCACTATCTATCCCTGGAATTCCTATGGGCCATAACTCAATGGTTCGAGGAAAATCAAATACAGGGAAATCTACTATGACCATTGAAGTAGCAGTTAATGCCCAAAAAATGGGAGTACTCCCTGTATTGATCATCACCGAAATGAAACATGATTGGAACCACTGGAGAACCATGGGTTTCGAAATGGAAGATGTAGTTGATAAGGAAACAGGTGAAATTTTAGATCAAACTGGATTCTTTATTTATCGAGATAGAAGTTCTTTGAACTCAATTGAAGATATTGCTGAATTCATTATTGATCTCTTGACTGAACAAAAGAAAGGTAATTTGCCATACGACTTGTTATTCATCTGGGATTCAGTTGGTTCAATTCCATGCCAAATGTCTATTGAACAAGGTAAAAACAATCCAATGTGGAACGCAGGAGCTATTGCAACTCAGTTCGGGAACTTTATCAATCAACAGATTGTAATGTCTCGTAAGGAAAGCTCAAAATACACGAATACTCTGTTTATTGTAAACAAAGTAGGTGTAGCTCCGGCTCTAACCCCAATGTCACAGCCTAGAATGACAAATAAAGGTGGAGATACGTTCTATTACGATGTTTCACTTTGTTTAACATTTGGAAACGTTACAAACGCTGGTACTTCTAAACTTAACGCTGTTAAAGACAAGAAGAAAGTTGAATTTGCATTACGTACAAAAATTGCTTGTGATAAAAACCATATCAATGGAATCACTACAATGGGTACTATTGTTTCTACAGTACACGGATTTATTAAAGATGACCCGAATGCTATCAAGAAATACAAAGATGCACATTCTACTGAATGGGCCGATATTTTAGGCCAAGGTACTTATACAGTACAAGAAGACAACAGTGAATGGGACGAAAAAGCACCAACACCTGATTTATTTGAAAACGAAGATTAATATGAAGAAAGACCTCTTAAACCTCCTTAATAACATTCAAGAACACGGGGAAGAAACCCCAACATCAGAGCGATTCCTGCTTATAGATGGACTCAACCTCTTCTTTCGAAATTTTAGTGCAATTAATGCAGTCAATTCAAACGGAGTCCATATTGGAGGTTTAGGAGGATTTTTTCGATCTTTGGGAGCTTTAATTCGCACCATCCAACCTACACAAGTTTATGTGGTGTTTGATGGTGTGGGTTCCTCCAATAACAGGAAAAACATTATTCCTGAATATAAGTCAAATAGAAACATTACTCGAGTAACTAAACATGAATTGTTTGATACTTTAGAGGAAGAAGATGATTCTAAAATAGACCAAATTACTCGAATCATCCAGTATTTGAAAACGTTACCTGTTAAAACAGTATCGTTACCTAGAGTAGAGGCAGATGATATTATCGCTTACTTAAGTGATATTTTGCCTACAAAACCCGAAGACAGAGTATTCATAGTATCTAGTGATAAAGACTATTTACAATTGGTAACCGAACAAGTAATCGTTTATCGTCCAATTGAAAAAGAATATTACACAACAGATACTGTAAAAGAAAAATTTAACGTTACACCACACAACTTCTTACTATATAAGTTATTAATGGGGGATAATTCTGATGGAGTAACGGGTATTAAGGGATTAGGGCCTAAAGGTTTATTTAAAAAATTCCCTGAACTAGCAACACAAGATCTATCATTTGATGATTTGATCGATTTAGCTGAAGTTAAATTAAAAGAACAC